ATTGTTCTGTTGGTTCAATTTCAAGAATATGTAATAATAAACAAAACTTAAATAAAAACTATACTTATATAAAATTAGGAGATTATCAATGTTAAGACAAGCAGAAAATAGAGCGAAGATAGAGGGAATCCTCGCAGAAATTGACATTAAGCCAGGTTCGTTCATGAAGAACGGTCAGATGGTTGATTCCATCGGTGGCTCAATTATCGTTAAAGTAACACAGAAAATTAGTGGCGAAGAGAAAGAACTGGCAATTCCAGTTCATATGTTTGCTTCAAAGCTGACCAACAAAGGTACACCTAATCCAGCTTATGAGTCAATCAAGAAGATTGCCGACGAATATATAAGTATCGCCGCATCAGAAACTGGTGAAGATGGTGCAGATAGAATCCGCATCACTAATGCGAACGTTCGTATGAATGAGTATTATAGTCAGGACGGCAGACTCGTCTCATTCCCAAGAGTTAATGCATCATTCGTTCAGAAAATTGCAAAGTCTGATTGCAAGCCAGAAGCAACATTCACAGCAGAGTTTGTTGTCGGTGCAAAGAACGATGAAATTGGCATGAATGGTGAACCAACTGGTAGATATAGAATTGACGCAATCGTGCCGCAGTATGGCGGAAAGGTTGATGTTGTTCCTATGTATGCACAGAGTCAGGGTGTCATCAGTGCGGTATCGCAGTATTGGGAAGTTGGCGACACAGTAAAGGCAAACGGAAGACTTGATTTCTCTGCAACAACAGAGACAATTATAGAGGAAGTTGACTTTGGTGAGCCAATTGAGAAGACAAGAACTATCAATAGAAGCGACCTCATTATTACAGGTGGTTCGCAGGAGCCGCTTGAGGGAGATTTCGCATTTGATTATAGTGAGATTCAGAGCGCACTTGCTGATAGAAAGATTAGACTTGAAAAGCAGAAGGATAAGGATATGTCTAGAGCAGCATCTAGACAGACTCCGCCGCAGAATGCGAAGAACGGATTCGCTGACCTTGGATTTTAATGGAGGTAGGCTTCAATGATTGATATTTTAACCATTGAGCCTACGGTTATTTCTAGAGATTTGAAAGGTAAGTACTTACTGTTATATGGTAAGCCGAAAACGGGAAAGACCACTATGGCTTCCCGTTTTCCTAAAAATCTGTTAATCGCTTTTGAAAAGGGTTATAACGCCATTGACGGAATTAAGGCTGTTGACATCAACAAGTGGTCAGAGTTCCGTCAAGTGTTGAGACAGTTAGAAAAGCCAGAAGCTCAAGCCATGTATGATACCATCACTATTGACACAACAACAATTGCATATGAAATGTGTGAGCAGTTTGTATGTAGTCAGAATGGAGTTCAGTCAATTCGTGATATACCTTGGGGACAAGGTTGGAATCTCGTCAAGAAGGAGTTTGAGACCTGTTTAAGAAAGATAACAATGCTTAACTATGGTCTTGTTCTTATTTCACACATTGAGATGAGAAAAGAAAAGACTGCAGATGACACTGAGATTGAAATACTCGCGCCATCAATGCCAAAGCGTTGTTACGAAGTAGTCAATCAAATTGTTGATATTATTGGCTATATAGCTACTGAATGGGATGAGGATGGTAATAGTCAGAGATGGTTATATACTAGACAGACACCTACTGTAATGGCAGGAAGTCGTTTCCCATATCTTGCGCCGAAGATTAAGCTAGGCTATGACGAACTCGTCGCGGCCATTAACGAAGCTATTGATAAGCAGCGTGATATTGATGGTGCAACAGTGGTTGATAAACTGGAAAAGAAAACACAAGAAGAAATGAGCTTTGCCGAGATACGTGACGAAGCCTCAAAGATTTGGGCGAAGTTAGTCACGGCAGACCCAGCCAATGCAGAAAAGATTCTGAAAAAGGTTGAGATGATATTTGGTAGAAAGCTTAAGTTAAGTGAGATTACCGAAGACCAGAAAGAACCATTCTTCTTAGTGCTTCTTGAAATGAGAGAAATGGTAAAATAATTTAGAAGGCATATCCGAAAGGGTATGCTTTTTAAATTTGACTTATTTACATTTTTATGATATAATATAATTAGGAGAATATATGGAAAGGAGTTTCTAATGGCAGAATGTAGGTTATGTAAAGGAAAAATAGATAAAACTGCTGATGACTGGATAATGCCATCAAAGAACTATTATTACCATAGAGAATGTTATAATAATTGGAAGAAAGCAGAAATAGTTGACGATGAGGATTATGTAGAGTTAATCTACGACTATATCGCGCGAGAGCTAAAAGTATCCTATGATTGGTGGGTATGTGAGGCTCAAAGAAAAAAGTTCATAAAGGATAATAGGATGACCAATAAGGGCATCCTGTTTGCGTTGAAATATTTTTATGAAGTAAAACATGGCGATTGGAAAAAAGGACATGGCGGCATAGGGATTATTCCGTTTATATATAGTGATTCATGTGCATACTGGGCCGCACAAGAACGTAAGACAAAAGGTATTATTGAACAGATTGAACAGCAGATGCGCGCCGCCATAGAACGACCGAAAGTTACAATTCAAAAGAAAGATATGAAGCCTCGCAAGTTTGAGGTTGATTTTAGTGTATTAGATGATTTGGAGGATGAGGAGTGACAGATAAAAGAGATACTCAACAAATACTCGGCTGTCTTATGAAGAAACCGCAGTTATTGAGTGAGATTGATAAGTATTCTTTCATTCTAACTGATTTCTCCACAAGATTTGAACGCTCCATATTTATGGCAATCAATGGGCTATATAGAAATGGAGCAACAAAGATACAACCGATTGATATTGAAAACTTCATTGAACCAGACCAAGTATCAGCGAAGATTTTCAAGGATAAAAATGGAATTGAATATCTGCAGGATATAATAGAGTTGTCAGAGGTTGATAACTTTGATTTCTATTATAATAGATTTAAGATGTTCAATCTGCTTAAAGATTTAAAGAAACAAGGTTTTGATACAACAGAGTTCTATTGTGAAGACTTGATGAATCCGAAAGCAGAAGAAATTAACGAACAATTTAACTTCTTAACTCCGAAGATGATAACTGATACAGTTAGGAAAAAATTATTAGGGGTTGAAGCTAAATATGAGACGACTGATGAAATTGAAATTGAGTCGGCCGCAAAAGGAATGGAAGGATTGGTTAATGAACTTGGCGCAGCGTATGAGATAGGTATGCCGGTGCAGGGTCATATATATAATCAAGTTATTGATGGAGCAAAAAAAGGGACGCTTACGATTAGGTCTGCGGCCAGTGGTGTTGGTAAGACATCAAACGCAATTGCTGATGCTTGTTATTTAGCTTATCCTTTCAGATATAATGCGACAACATGTGAGTGGGAGCAACAAGGAAACTGTGAAAGAGTTTTGTTTATTGTAACAGAGCAAAGGTTTAAAGAAGTTAGATTGATGATTCTTGCTTACTTAACAGATATAAATAGAAGTAGATTTAAATATGGCGGATTTTCAGACAGGGAAACCGCAGTTATCACACAGGCAATTCATCTGATGGAAAAGTTTAACGATAACTTAATATTGGTGAAAATGCCGAATCCAACAATTGAAACAGTTAAGACAATTGTAAGAGAAAATTGTATTGTTCATGATATTGGATATGTGTTCTATGATTATGTGTTTATTGGTCCATCGCTGCTGAATGAGTTTAGAGGATTTGCGTTGAGAAATGATGAAGTGTTATTGATGTTTGCAACAGCGTTAAAAGATTTAGCTGTTGAATTAGATGTGGCGATGTTTACGTCAACGCAGCTGAACGCAAAGGGCGATGATAATAAAGACATAAGAAATGAAGGCACACTCGCGGGTGGTCGTAGCACGATAAACAAAGCAGACAATGGTGCAATTATGGCTCGTCCAACAAAAGAAGAGCTAGACGTTCTAGCTCCACTCTATGAAAATAATCCAGAGAATAAACCTAATTTAGTTACAGATATATATAAAGTTCGTAGTGGTGAATGGACGCAAGTTCGTATTTGGTCAGATATGAACCTTGGAACTTTAAAAAGAAGAGATTTATTCATCACAGACTCACGAATGGATCCAGTTGAAAACTTCAACACAATAG